GGAGGTGGAAATAATAAAAAAGATAGATACAAAATACCACCTGAACTCATAAAAGAATGGTTAAAATATATGGATTAATTTACTGAACCTGTATCTGTGCTACGCTGTCGTATAATTGCACTATTCCATCACGAACAGCAAAAAGTTTTGTAACCTCAATAAATGCATAGTTATTATATGTAATATTTTTAACATCGCTAATAGGATAATTTCCAAAAACTTCTATTGGTTTTTGGTTAATAAGTTCAGTATCTCTATCACTATCACCATAGAGAGTAGAAATATTTACACCTAAAAAGTGCATATTTCCTACAAGTTGAACGTTTGCATCAATACCATTATAAAAAGTAAATGATCCACTTGAAGTAGGATAATATTTAGAATTATTATCTAATGCAAATGCTAATTCACGAAGATTTGCACCATTTCTTGAATATAAACCTGTATGTAGATTTACAGGACTTCCATATACATATCCTGCCTCCTGTGCTTTTAATGGATCATTTACCAAAGGTTGTGGAAAAATTAGTTCATCATTTACACGCATTTGAACGCTATATGGTTTAACACTATTTGCCATAGAATAATTACCAAAAAGACTATTATATTTATCTGCATTTACTGGAAAAGCATCACCAGAACCTGCATTTCCTATATTTAAATTTCCGTTTGGATTCCAAAGTAAAAATACATTTTTTACTTGATAATTTGATACTGGTAATTGAAAATTAAATGGTAATTCAAGCGTAGTATTAACAGCAGGAGCAGCGGACGATGCAGATTGTGTATTTACAATCTGTATAACATCTGTATATATTTTACTCATACCTTTTGAAGCATTTAAAGATTCTTCAATTGCAAACATTCTCTCATCTGTATAATATAAATAATCTGCAAAAAGCAAGAAACTTTCAGGCACAACATTTGCTGTTACAGGAGTTGTAGAAGGATTACCTGCACTTAAATAGTTGCTTAATACCATATTTCCTAAACCTTTATTTGAAACCCCACTACTTGCATTTACACTTCCATCTTGCTCGTTTAGATGGAAAACAATACTGACTGGGTCTTTTATTAAAAATAATGGTAATTCAATATTATCTAATAAAGGAAAAAGTTCTCCAACTTTAATACAAAAAGAAGGAGTTAAGTTAGGATCAGTTTTTATATTAGTTTCATAACCATTTACAATAGTTGCTGGATTAAAATTAAAACTTGTAGAACCTGCTGGAATTAATAAACCTGCATTTACATTTGCTCCGCCAGTAGTGGATACAGCATTTGTTCCATTCTGTAAAAGTGTAGTGTTAATACCTTTCATAATTCTTGTGTAATTATTTCTGTATGATGGTGTATCGTAAGAATGTGTTATTGCTTTATATAAAGCACAACTATTAATGGACTGAATAGTTTGTTGACCTATCATTAGATCCACTCTTTTAACTGCACTATATATACCTGTGTTGAGAGGCATGAATACATTATCAGCAGATGCAATAACTTGCATTTGAAATGTAGAATCTCTTGAAAGTATGCCTGTATTTTGTATTACAAATCGTGCAGTTGTTCTCGTTAAAACTTGCGGTTCTAATACATCACTTATAACATTCATCGCTTGTGGTATATCATCAGTAGTATCTAAAACTAAATCTTGTGCTGACATTTATTATATAATAATAAAATAATTTATATTTATTATTTTATTATTAAATTCTAAATATTTATTCAAGGACTTCAATTCCTGTTGGGCTATACATAGCAACATTTCTTGCTCTTGCAAAAGTATAAAATTGAAATGGTGTTTGTCCGTTAATATTGCTATTTATTCTAAAAGCATAATCAAGACGACTATAATCTACACCTACTCTTTGACTATCACAAGCAAAACCCAATATAAAGTCGCTATTATCAGGAGTTTGTGCTAAACTACTCGCCATATCAGCACCTTTTACATTTGCACTCGCAGTAGGAAGCACATTTTCCATAAATCCAAATCCGCCTGGTTGCATACCATGATGCGAATCATCATAAAGTGTAACGCTATGAAGTGCAGGTTCAAAAATTTGTGCCTGAACTGCGTGTGTTTTGCTCTGTTCTTCACCTTGAAGGATATAGTTATATGGGAATAGTTGACCGCCTCTAAAATATTGGATTGTGTTTAAATCTACACGATTTCCAAGACTTGTAGATAAAGCATTTTCTGTAAGTGGACTTAATGCTAAACTATCTTGCTGAATATTATTGAGATGAACTGCTGGAATTGTAGAATGTGTAATAGAAAGACAATTTTTAATACCAAGACGAAGAGTTGTAGTTGAATCACTTGCTAATAAAGTTGATGTTAATGTATTAATGCTATTAAATACAAGAGTTCCGCTTGAAGACATACTATTAAATATTTCATCATTTGGAATATATACATCATAGGTTAAAAACACATTAGTTAATTGATATTCAAAAGGACTTGTAGCAACTAATTGTTTAGTGGTGACACTTGAAGTATTATCTAAATTCTTTAAAACAACAGGACCGAGAGCCATAGAATTCTGCGATAATTGAATATTAATATTTAATCCATGAAAACCTTTTGTAGATAAATTTATTGGAGTAGACCCTGATAAAAATCCTGTGCGTAATGGAACGCTATGTGTAGTAATAGTATTCATCTGCCTACAAGTAGTTATGTTTTTTGATGAAACTAATGGATCACCACTTGATAGAGTATTTACAAGATCAAATTTATTTTCAACATTTGGAGTAAAAGTGCTGACATATCTGTTATATGCTTGTATAGTTTCTATGTTGCGACCATTCATAGAGGATACATTTATTTGATCTATTACTGCTAAACTACCAGTATGATTGTTTACATTAATACCATTAGTAGCACCTGACGCTAATGTTGGATTATTTGCTAAATTTACTGGTGGTGATGATTTATTTATTGCTTGAAAATCATAATTTAATCTTAAAGTTCTTGGATCAAGCATACCTTGTGATGTTCCCAAGACAAACTGGATATTTGGAAAAGATGTAGAATTAAAAATTTGATTAGAAGGGGAATTGTTCGGTGCAATTAAAACTCTGTGTTTCGTAAATGCTTGTCTTTTCATTTATTATATAATAATAAAATAATTTTTATTATATAATTATTAATTTTATTAAATTTAATTTGCGATAGATACTCCCATACGAGAGAATGTTATAGAGCGAAGATGATGAATATAATGAATAAATAATTTACTACCGCTTGATTGCGTTTCGTAATTTGCCAACAGCATTAGACTACCTGCTTTCATTAAATCATAGAACATATTGGGTCGTGAGAAACATCTTCCAACTGCAAAATTTAAACCAACTTTGCTTAAATTTGAAGTAAAATATCCAAATGCTTCATTTGTTTTTACTAATTCACTAATATGTTGTGTATCTATAAGAGGATTTGATAAACTTGCTTTACTACAAGCAACCGCTCTAATTGGTTGGCGACCATCTGTCCCCATATCATATTGATAATTTGTTAAATTTGATGGATTACCATTTAAAGATTTTTTAGTAATATCAAATTGATTATCTTGATCTAATGGAACTGAAAGCACACCTAATGCTCGTGTGATATTAGGATTTGAAATTAACTGATTGGTAGGACCGAGAGTATTATTTACATTTGCAAGTTGGGTAAAACTTTCTTCTATATCCATTGTATATCCGCTTCCATTTGCGGCGTTCATATCCGCCGTCATAATTCGTGGGTCTAATTCTACTTTTTTTACCTGATATTGTAATTCATTAATTTGAAATCCTACTTTTTTATCTACCTCTGGAATAACATTAGAGGAATAAGCAGGAGGGTTGGCTCTAATATTTGTTAATAGGTTGGGTGGTGTTCCTGATACTCTATCACTCGCCTTCACATAAAGTTGGTAACCATTTCCTGTTGTTGCATCAAAATTTGTTGCAAAAGTTCCAATATTTGTACTCGGTGCTACTGAACCTGTTGTAGAGGTGTCGTCAGGCAATTCAGCAGGTGGTATAAGTGCTGAATTTGGTTGGAAATATACTCTTAATGCTTTTTGTTCTGCTGACGATGCCCCTGCATCTGCACTTGCATTTACTTGTTGATGAGATTTTGAAAATCCTGTTATAACACCAAGTGGAACTTCTGTTGTTGAATCTGCATTTATTGCTCTATTTGCGTATAAATAATCTCCTACAACAAATGGATTATTATTACAAGGAAACTGCGAATTTGCTCCGCAACCTGCTACAACATTTGGTATTGGATTTACAACTCTAAACGGAGATCGCAAAGATCCCTCACCGAAAGCAGTTGCTAAATTTGCTGGAACAGCAGGTGATCCTGCTTTTTGCAGAGAAGCACTTATATCATAAACACCTATATCTACAAAATATGCATTTTCGGTTGATGCCATAGATAAACTACCAAAGAAAATTGTGTTCGCCACTACTTGAACTTGCATTACTTTTGAAATTTCAGTCGGTCCCCCACCTCCTATTGTTCCTACATTTAAAACTCCATTATCTTCTGTGGGAGGTAAAAAATTTCCACTTCCTGTTTTTGCACCACAAACAAAAGTAAGTTTTGTAACATCTGGAACGCCTCCTGTTGTTGATCCAACATTCACATAACCGACTACATTTACACCTGATAATAATGGATAAACATGATTATCTTGATATGTAGCACCATCTGTGGTTTGAGTAAATACACTTGTTGCAGTACTATCTCGTATACCATGTTGCATAGGACACATTCCAGTATCATATTTATTGCCCGATTGAACGCCTTTCTGTCCTGATGTAAATTCAAGTGAGCGTCTATAATCTTCAACTTGAAGAGATGTTCGCATACCATTCATAACTGCTAAATTAACAAATTTTTCAGTAGATAGAAGAAAAGTTTTTAAAGTAGAATTTATCTGTGTTTTTTTGGGAGTAGGAGCAAATGATAGTATACCTGTGTTTTCAAAATTAAATGCTTGTGCCGACCATTTATCCTCTAACTCCCAATATAAATTATTATCATAACAATCTATCGCCTGTAATCCTTCAAACATAATACGACTATTTTGCAGAGCATCTGTGTTAGAATAAGTGTATGTTTGAGCGACTGCTGTATTATATTGCACCATCTCACTTAAAAGATTGCTATTTGTTCCATCGTAAGAACGAATAGTATTAAATAAACTATGAAAACCTGCACTATTACTCGGTATAGGAAGACCTCTACCTTGCATTTCAATAACCATAGAAATATAAGATTGTGAAGGTAGAAAATATCCAAGATAATCAGGAAAAAAGAAATCAATATTTTTATTACCCATAGATTCAGTAATAGTATTTTGAATGTTAGGTTTAATAACAATTGTTTCACTTGCAACTGGTTCGCTCAAAGGTCTTGAATCTAAATCTGTCATTTTTATATAATATAAATATAATTATTTTTTATATTTATATTAATTTAATTTCTACTTCTCTCATTTAAATTAATTAAAGTTGGAGGAATTACATCTCTTTTTATTTCACAACCACAGCATTTAATTTCGGTGCATCTTGATTTTAATATAAATTTTAGACAACCAGCACAACACGCCGAAATTAACCCTAAACTTGCTAATATAAATCCAGCATTTTCTTTACAATATTCACTAAAACTCATATATTAATTAGATATTAATGGTTGAACTCTAAATATCAATTGTGTTGGATTTAATAAACCTTTTACATAAGTTCCCGTTGTTACATTTCTTAATCTAAAATCAAAATTATAAACATATCTTGTTGTTGGTAAATTTATAGTGACAGGTTGACTATATGGTGTTGAATATTGCAAGGTTTGATATTCTGTTTCTGCTACACTTGTTATTTCTTTTTCTTTTAAATATGGAACAACACCTACAATTTGACTTGCTACTCCTGTTCCCATTTTTCCACCATCTCGGTTAAATCCGTATGTTATGTATCCTTCGGCATTTAGATTTGCTATTTCTACAACAAATGTATCAATTTTTGCTGTAAAATTAGGAGTTGTTCCACCTGCTATGGTTAATACTTTTAATGTTCCTCCACCAGTATAATCTGCACTTTCTCCTATATAACTATCTGCAAAGTCGGTTGGTTTTGACATCATTTGACGATTTACTGGCGGAATATCAATTGCTTCAAGTTTGCCTGTGTCTGCAAGTGTGGGAGTTGTTGTTGCTTCTATATTACTTCCAAATTTAAACATTATAGGAGCATAATTTAATGCCCCTCCGCCTATCGCTGTTTGATTTACTGGAAAAAGAAATATACTTGGAGTATTTATACTATTATTAGGTATTCTTGATCTTTTAAATTCATAATTACTTATAAGTTTTCCGTTTTGAATTTTATCAGGATAATCATTTAAATTACTTTCACTAAATTCAAGGATACTTTGACCTATTGGATTACTTGGAAATGATGCGATACAAGGGTGATATGGAAATAATCTGCTTTTCGCCGTACAATCACAACTTTCTAATACATTACCATTTATTGTTGCTTGTTCAAAAGTTTTAATTAATGTTGTTTCTTGCACGAAACCTGCTCCAACATCATAAGCACATTTTGCACTAAATTCATAAAAATTATTAATTTCTAAGGTTAATCGTAATTTTGTAGTTGCACTATTTTGCACAAATCCAATCCATTTACTTAATGTTCTTGTAGGTGTATATGTAACATCAGTATCCCAACTGCCTGGACTTGAATCAAAAAATAATTGCGACATTCCAGTTGTATTTTCAGGATTATTTTGAAATTCATCTATCATGTGATCTTCATCATGATAATCTGCGGTTGAAGGAATAAATCCTTCTACTTGAAATTCAACACTATCATTTGTTAATGTCGCTGTACTATCTTTGGGAATTAATTTTAATTTCATATCTTTTGCAAAATTAGCAGTTGTTGCTGATTGAAGTTCTCTCATTTCTTCATCATCTACATTAACATGAGTATAAATCATATCATTTGCGACAGAAATAGAAGTTGGTAAAAATTGATATTTTGTAGTAAATAATTTTGATGATGCACCAATATTTGCAGTTGTAGGTGTTATAAATGCCCCACACGCCAATAATACTGCATCTTTATCTGCTTGTGATATTTGATTAGTTACTCCTCTTCCTGTGCTTACTCTAA